TCAAGAAGACACCTATTAGAAAGCTGAAATTAATTCAGCATCTAAAGGCAATTGGTTTAGTTGATAAGAATGGCAATGAGGCTGAGTGCCATGTTGCCAATGATGGTAATTTTGTGAATCATAGGATTGATAATAGCCTTAAGATTAAGCATAAGAGAGGTAAGATAAGCCTATCAGAAATTGGATGCTTTGCTTCTCATCGTGAGGTATGGATAAAACAGATTGTAGAGGAACTTGAATATGTTTTAGTGCTGGAAGATGATGCAAGGTTTAATGTTGATAAGCTTATTGAGTTGGCTACAAATTGGAGTCATCTGCCTGAGTTTGAATTGTTGCATCTTGGTTGGGAGTATTATGCAGGCTATGGAGTGCAGACAATTGAGAAGGTAGAGATTAATGGCTTGCCTAACTTATGGAAAGGAGATGGGATGTGGCTAACACATGCATACATCCTAAGCCTTAATGGGGCTAAGATTTATGAAGAGAGAACAAGAATTCAAAACAATGGACTTGATGGCATGACATCGGTTATTCAATCAGACATGCTTGCCTATGGCTTTAAGCCAGGAATAGCAAGCCAAGAAACAGTAAGCGGAAAAATCCGTTCTACTATTCATCACACAGGGTAATTTTTAAACAATTTATAAAATGGATAATTTACAGTACATCCGTGATGCCATTAAGGAAAAAGGCAATCGGACACAGGTTACGGTAGTAAGATGGGAAATCAACCCAGTAACAGGCGCACAAGACATGCCGTTTAATGTTAATGTTAATGCTGCCATTGCTCTCAGGGAGTTGTCAAAGCCCGTTAATAAGCGGTCATTTAGTTGGGCAAGAATCAGACCTACTGGAGATGTTTACATTGGAAGAGCAGCCAAGGCAGGAGATCAAAATTCTCTTAGCAATCCTGAACTTCTTACAAAGCTTAAGGAAGAACTTAAGGCACAGGTGAGGGCCGAACTTGAGGCTGAATTGGCTGCTGAATCTGAGGAGAAACCTAAGCGCAAGAAGAAAGCAGTTGAAGAAGTAAGTGATGAGCCTACTTTGGATACAACAGAGTTATTTGAATCATTTTCTAACCCACAGATATGAGCATGAACATTAAAGAGTTTTTGATTGCTCAGGCTAAGAGGGCTGGAGTATCAGATGATCCTGAGTTTAACTTGATGATTTCGGCATCTGTCCTGAATGATATTCAAGTACCGGAGGCAGTTAGCAATAAGTTCAATACAAATCTTTATGATTTTGAACTTGCTAAGACAAGCCTTGACCTTAAAAAGCATTTCATCAGCAATTACATGATGGGCTATGATGAGGAGATTGTAAGAATGGCTAAAGAATACGGTCTTGATGGAAATGCCGTTGAGGAACTTAAAGTCACTAAGAACTCAGGAGACAAGATTAAGCTTGCCTTGAAAAAGATGAAGGAACTGGAAGAGAAAGCTAAAAACTCTGTCAATTCTAATCAATCTGAGGAATTCTTGAAAAAGATGGCTGAGGCACAAGCTAAATATGATGACCTTGTAAGCAAAGCAGAGGCAGATAAGTCACTTATTGAGCAAAGATATGTTTCTAAGATGAAGCAACTTTGGGAACAAACTCAGCTTAATGGCATTCAATGGAATGATCAGATACCTGATGCTGCAAGAATCCCTGCTTACCAGGCAGTACTTGAAAGAAAGCTGCATCAATTAGATGGTCAAATCATTTATGATGCCGAAAGGAATGCTGCTAAATTGGTAAATGCCAAAGACCCATCATTGCCTTTAGTACATAATGGAAGAGAATTTTCATATTCTGACCTTTCTGCATTAGTTTTGCAAGAGAATAAGCTGTTAAAGGAGCAGGGGCAAGGTGGCACTACCTCCAACCAAGTACCAGCAGGCATACCCACAATTCCGGCCTTTGCTCAAGGGCAAAGCCAAGGCACACCAATCCCTGCCTCAATCAGAGGCGCACTCGCAGACATATCTAATGTGGCTGCACAAATGCGTTAAAAATTATGTCATTATCCACAGCTAATGTTTGTCCAGCGATATTAACCTCGCTGTCGGACAACCTAATAAACAATCCTGCCAATGTTGGCATTCATGGTGGTACTCTTGCTGCTTTGAATGATCCATCAAATCTTCGTTCAGGTCAAATCATTCGTCAAGCCAATGACAATGGAACTGGAACAAGTCGTGAAGTTCGTGTAGTTTTCAAACAGCGTCAAATTGCATCAGATGCAGTTGATACTAAGAACTGCACACCTGGCGATCAGATGAACTACATTGAGTCTACTTTCCAAGTAAACAACTATCGTGGTGTTTCTTTCACTTTGTCAGAGGCTCAACTTCGCACCTATTGTGAGGCGTATTCTTCACTTGTGAGCCTAACTGGTTCAACTGATCCAAATCAGATTGTAACTCGTGCAAATGCTATCGGTGCTGCTGGTGGTGCTTTGTCAGTTGTTCGTGAGATGTTTACAGACTTTCAATTGTCTGCCAATGCTCTTGTGCAGGCTATGAATGCTGACCTTCTTGCTTCAATCTCCGGTTCAGTTGGTAATTGGTATGGTGGTGCTTCTAATCCTACTTATGTAGTTGAGAATGCTGATGGTGCTATTCGTGCTGCTGGCCTTTTTGGAATGAAGCAGAACTACATGAACACCGGATTCAATGGCGCACCTATCATCATTGGTGGTGCAGGTTCATTGCAGAGGGTTTGGATGAATGATTCTCGCTATTTCGGTCAAGGTGCAAATGGTATTGATTTCTCTACTGTTCGTACTAATACTGGTATTGCTGAATTCTATTTTGACACCAATGTTGCTGATGCACTTACGAATGAAAATTCTGCTGTTGTTTTTGCTCCAGGTTCATTGGTTTACACTCCATATCTTCAGTATGTAGGTTCTTATGGTCAGATTGGTGTGATGAACCGCTTTACTATGCCAATCCCAGGATTGCCACAAGTGAAGTGTGATGTTCGTATCCTTCCTGATGAGTGCAATGAGACTTATGCCGTTTGGATGGAGTGCTACTTCGATGTATTTGCTGCACCAACTACTTTATTCCCTGCTGGAGACAGCAACGAAGGAGTAAATGGTATCTTTACTGCTCAGTTCACAACTGCTGCTTAATCCTAATCTTTAGGAAAATAAAGAGGGAGGCCAAAAGCCTCCCTTTTTTTGTCGAAAAACTGTTCAAACTAACCAAATTAACACTATCTAATACTAAGGCCTAAATTCTCTTTGAGTTGCGCCCCTGGTACATGCTCACCATCCTTGATGGCTTTGCTAATCTCACTCTTCCAAGGCTCTTTCTTGACAAGCCAAAAGCCTGAAGGAAGAGAAGCCTCATCAAGTATCTCAACTGAAACACTTTTGCGAGTACTTAGCTTGGCAAGTGGGGTTTCATATCTCCTAACTCCTTTAGAGTCCTCTTGCCCGAATAACATAAGCGCAGCAAGCAATGTCTCTTTAAGTCTGTCTACTGTCTTGTCTTTAGACTTCTTTAAAGCTTGAATGCGTTTAATCTCATCAGCAGCCTGCTCAGACTCTGATTCAAGCTTGAGGATAAACTTAGCATAGGCTTCAGCCTTGTGGCTAAAGTTATCTCTCCTGATTGCTAACTCTTCGAGAAGCTCATCTGTAACTTCTCCTCCATTCTCCTCCATCAAGCTAATAAAGGAGAGTTCTTCCATTGTTAATTGCCAAAGACTTGCCATGACTTAGAAAGGAAGATCATCAATTAGGTCATTAATTAAATTCACTGGTTGTGCCACAGGTGTCACTTGTGCCACAGGCTTAGGCTGAAGAAGTTGCTGAAACTCCTTAGAGCCTCTGACCATCTCCTTGAGAAACTCCGGCATGGTGTCAAACTTTGCCTGGTTATATTCAGCCACTGAGAACTCGAAGGATGGGTTCACTTGTGGTGGGCATTCCATGCCTTTCATCACCGGACTAATGCTTGCAATCCTTTCATAACTCTTTTCGGGGTTAGACTTAGAAGCCTGATGGAAGATGCTGATCATGCATGGCTTTCCAAGAAGTTTGGTGACATCGAACTCCTTTGCTTCATCTTCTGTGAATGCCTTGCCTCTCCAGCCTGTTAGTAAGGCTCTGAGGGTTGATTTCTCATTCATGCTTAGTGTGACCTCTTTAGAGATGACACAAGGCTGCTCTCCTTTGTCTGCATTGAAGCAGCGGAGTTCTGTTGGGAGTTCCCAAGTAATGCGGACAAGATTTGTCCACTTCTCTTCACCTAAGTAAGACTGTTTAACAGTGCCTAAGTGAACCATTGAATAGCACCTTGCTAAGTAAGTGCCTGCTGAAATTAACTCTCTCTGAGAGCTTTCTCCGGATGATTTTGCAATAATTGCCATGTTTGGTTTGTTTATAAAAATTAAAAGGATGTGAGTGCCATTGCGCCTATTAGGAAGGCGAAGAATCTTAAGAGGTGATAAAGATTCTCTTTAAAAGGTGTTTCAGGAAGTTCCATGATAATAAGGGTAAAAATGGGAGGTGTTACCCTCCCTTTGTTTGTTTTTATCCTTCTTTAATTAAAGACCAACGAAGTTGAATTCGAGTATGTTGAGTAAATGAATCCTTTTCTAAAGTTTCCATATTTAAAACCTTTGTAAAAGAACCCCATTTATCTTGATACTGATAAAGTACTACATAATTAACATCATCGGCATAAATAGCATTGCTATAATTAATAACTGAACCAATTTCAAGTTGTCCGAAGGTTAATGTCTGAATTGAAGTTGCCATTTTTTTGTTTGGTTATGTTTTGAACTTGTGCTGCTCCGTTGCAGTGATACAAATGTAATACTTGTTTTTTTATCTGCAAATATATCTGCAAAAATAATCTAAGTTTTTTTTCTGTATACCCTACCATACTTCAAAAGGGCATAATTCTGCTTGCTGTCCACAATCATCATCTTGCCATCCTGGTCTTCCAAGTGCAGCCTGTGCCATACCTTTTGGAAGTGATCAACAGTCAGATTGTACTTTGACTTGTAGGCCTCATAAGTCAGCCTTTCCTTCTTAGGCCTTGTGCCTTTGATGGATAGAATCTCTTTGACCATTGCTTTATTATATTCATTCACAAGAACCCAAGGCTTCTGAAAGCCATTCATCTCAATCAGAGCAAAGGCAGACTTGTATCTACTGAATCTATGTTGAGGTATGTTGAACTTCCGGCAGAAGTCACTCATTTTTAAAGAAATCATTTTTCCGTTTTATTGGCTTAGGTTTGCAAATGTAATTGCAAGAAATTTATGGCAGGGTTCTATTTTGAATTTTTACACAATAAGCCACTGATTGACCTATCCGGTGGTTTTAAAAAGTATGTGGGCAAGGAGGATGAGTTTCAAAAGTCTGTTGCTAAATACTTGGACAATCTTCAAGCTAACTGGTTTCATTGCCCGAATGGAGGCAGCAGGAATGCCATAGAAGCAACTAAGCTGAAAGCAATGGGAACTAAGCCCGGAGTGCCTGACTGTCTTATCCTTGACCAGTTAAAAGGCTTCTCAGGATTAGCCATAGAGTTGAAGGTAGGCTACAATAAGCCATCAGAACAACAATTGGCTTTTCTTGATAAATTAGTGGCGCAGAATTGGCTTGTGCTTGTTAGTTGGTCACTTGATGAGGTTATTACTGTTATTGATTGGTATTATAACATCTCAAAAAATGAAAATAAATCAGAAAGGCTTTTGGGAAAATAAGACCTCAGAAGGCCACCACCATGATCAAAGGCTTGCCTTAGCAATTGCTGCTATGCTTAAGAAAGAAGAATTAAAGACTCTTGTGGACTTTGGATGTGGCATGGGCTACTATCCTGAGCAGTTTAGGCTTGCTGGAATCTATTGCCAAGCTTATGATGGCAATCCAAACACCTATGCTCTCACCTTAGGCACAGGAAGAACTCAAGATCTATCAGTTGAATTTGACTTAGGTGAGAAGTTTGATTGTGTCCTATCGCTTGAGGTTGGTGAGCATATCCCGGCAGAGTTTGAAAGCATCTATCTTGATAATGTTGCTAAGCATGCCAAAGGTTTGATTATCCTTTCTTGGGCTGTGCCTGGGCAAAAGGGAGATGGGCATGTCAATTGCCAAACCAATGAACACATTATTGACCAGATGCACCTGAGAGCCTACACCCTTGATGAGGTAGCTACTAAAGCACTCCGTAATTCAGCAAGTCTATGGTGGTTTAAGAATACCATTATGGTTTTTAGATAATAAATTTTGATTGTTGGTTGATTTGGTTTTTTATTTGCAAAAAAATAAATCAAACATGAGCCAAGAACTTTATGACAAGCTTGCTGAGTGCAGGCGCATCTCTGACAATCACAGAAGAGCAAGAGACTACCACAAGGAAAAGACTGCAGAAATAAAGCAGTTGAACCAAGATAATCTGATTAAGTTGAATCATGCTAATCAAGACTATCTAAAACTTCAGAAGGAATTTTTCTATTGGAGATCGGTAACCTTTGCCATCACCATTTTTGCCTTAGCCATGACTGTTCTATTCTTTCACTGCCTCAGGAAATGAAAAACGACTTTAGCAAATTCACATGCTTTGTTCGGGGCATAATTGAGACAGGCTTTGTCATAAAGCATTCTGATAAGGCCTTGAGACATGATGTGAAGCTTCACTTTAATAGGCTTCTTCATCATTCTGTTGAGTTTGAGAAGTTCCTGCATAAGCAACTTGGAAAAGACATGGCAGAAGCTGAGGATACAATTAACAGTTCAATCATTGACTTAATATGGCAAATCTTTGATATGGAAGAGGATGAGGTTAATAAGTTCATTGAGTACATCAATAATTTTGATGAGCATTTGAAAAAAGAAGCTTAGATTTGCATGTCGAAAGACCCCAATTGAGACCTGGGTTATAAGTAGAAACAAATGAAAAATATTAAAGCCTCATCCGGTAAGTACTTGTCAGCCTATGTTTCGGCTGGTCTCAACAAGGAAAACTGGATGAGGTTTTTCTTTTTATGAAAATTACAAGAGATTCAATGGTGATCTATCGCAGCTTTTATGATGCCATAAAGGAACTGCCTGAGAAAAATCAATTAGAGATTTTAAAGCAAATTTTTGAGTTTGGGCTTGATGGAATTGAGTCTGAATTGACTGGTATTTCTAAGACTATTTGGATTCTTATAAAGCCAAACTTAGAAGCAAATAGGACTAAGTGGGAAAGCGGATGTAAAGCTAAAAAGAAGCAAAGCAGAAGCAAAGTAGAAGCTAAACCGAAGCAAGAAGCAAGCGAAACAGAAGCTAATGTAAATGTAGATGTAGATGTAGATGAAAATGAGGATGTAAAAATTAAAATAGATTTATCAGATTTATCAGAGTATGAATCTAAATATGGCAAAAACATGCTTGAAGATTTTAAAGCATATTGGACAGAAACTGACCAAAAAGGAAGAATGAGATTTAAGGCTCAAAAATTCTTTGACATTTCAAAAAGGTTAGCAACTTGGAAACGAAATTCTACTGATTTCCATACAAACAAAAAAGAGGCAAGCACAGATGTTCCGCAGGAAAATGCACCTTACAAGCCTCCACATCAGAAAGGAGTTGATTTTTCAAACTGTATCCCTAAAACCAAACAATAATGGAATTCCAAAATGAAGAAATAGAAAAGCAAGTGCTTTCTGCAATGATGCTTTTTGATGATGAAAGATTAGAAGCCTTTAACATCTTGCCATCAGTAGAGGTTTTTCAGGTTGATAAAAACAAGGTAATTGCAAAAGCCATCCAAGCCCATCATGATGCCGGAGAGTCAATCAATTTGGAAACTCTTGCAGTCACTCTAAAAAAATCAAATCTTATTAATGAAGCTGGAGGTATTAGATATTTGACAAGCATTTTCACAAGCCTTAAGCATCCTGGTCACATTGAGATTCATTGCCGGATACTTGTTGAACAGTACCTGAAAATGAAAACCTATTTTATTGCTCAGGACTTACTTGCTGGATCAACTTCAGATGCCATTGATATTTTTGAACACCTTGCAAAAATCCAGTTGCAATCTGATAACCTTCTTGCCTCAACCATTAATCAAACAGAAGAGAACTTTCAAAAAGCTTTGTTTGAGACTTCTGATAATTGGTTCAATCGGCCTGCTGGAACGGTAGGAGGTTATTCAACCGGAATAGAATCTCTTGACAAGTTATGCGGTGGTTTTAATGCTGGAGAATTGACAATCATAGGTGCAAGACCCGGGCAAGGTAAAACTGCACTTGTTGTCAGCATAATGAGAAACTTAGCCAAGCAAAACATCCCATGTGGCTTATTCAGCTTGGAGATGACTAAGTCTGAACTAATCCAAAGGCTTGCCAGCCAAGAGTCTGAAGTTTATGCCTACAAAATCAAGCAGAATGAATTAAATAACTTAGACAAGGATTCACTAAAAAGGGCTGTTGATAGGATGGCAGATTGGAATTTAAAAATAAGTGAGGATGGATACCTAAACATCAGAAAGCTAAGAACCAAGGCTACCATGTGGAAGAATAAGTTTGGAATTAAAATTATCTTCCTTGACTATCTCCAACTTATGGAATCGGTCAATCCTAAAGAAACAAACCGAGTAAACATAATCGGAGAAATTTCAAGAGGGCTGAAATTGCTTGCCAAAGAATTACAAATACCAGTCATTGCCTTAAGCCAATTAAGCAGGCGAGTTGATGAGAGACAGGATAAGATGCCGATGATGTCAGACCTTCGGGAATCAGGAAGCATTGAACAGGATGCCGATGTAATTTGGATGATGCTTCGGCCTGAATTTTATTATGAAGCTTCAAGTACTACCAAAATAGGAGACAGAGAATACCCTAATGAAAATTTGTGTATCATTGACCAAGTAAAGATGAGATCAGGTTCAACCGGAATCAAACCTTTAAAATTTGATGGCCATTTAATG